ACTAAGTGTTGACTGAGATACTCCGGTTTCTTTACTTACTTTATAAGGAGTTACTCCATTTTCCTGTAGTAATTTGCTAAAAATCTCATACATAATTTGTTCACCTTTCATAAAAATAAACAATACTAAAGAAAACCGGTAAAATAATGTTGACTAAACCGGAATTACGTAGTAATATATGAGCATACACAAGAAAACCGTTGTAAGGTTATAGTGTATATGCTATGGATTGTTTATATATTTTGCTTGACAACCGAAGTATATCACATTTCCGTAGTAAATGCAATAAACTG